GTGGTATGATTATTTTAATGTAGCTCAATTTTATGAGAACAGTATGTTTGCAAGAGATACTTGTACATTAATGTATTTTAATTACAAAACTACTCATAGTTTTGTTTACAAAAAGAAACAAACTCCCTCAGGTAATTTTAAAACAGTAGAAAAAGACGATCAATTTAATCCTCCTCAAGAAATGCAGGACGAAGGAAATTTTGAACGTATAGAAAAAAAGATTGACGTTTGGTATGATGGTGTTATGGTTATGGGAACTAATATAATGTTAAAATGGGCATTATCTAAAAACATGGTAAGACCACAGGCTGCATCGCAATACGCTTTACCTAATTATATTGCTTGCGCACCAAGAATGTATAAAGGAAATATAGAATCGTTAGTTAGAAGAATGATTCCTTTTGCTGATTTAATTCAAGTAACACATTTAAAAATACAACAAGTAGTTTCAAGAGTTGTTCCAGATGGTGTGTTTATAGATGCCGATGGTTTAAATGAAGTAGACTTAGGAACTGGGAACGCTTATAATCCTGAAGACGCTTTGCGTTTATATTTCCAAACAGGTAGTGTTGTAGGTAGAAGTTATACTCAAGATGGTGAATTTAACAATGCAAGAGTTCCTATTCAACAATTGACAGCGTCAAGTGGAGCTAACAAAATGCAAATGCTTATTCAAAACTACAATCATTATTTAGATATGATTAGGCAAGTGACAGGATTAAACGAAGCCAGAGATGGAAGTACTCCTGATCCTAACTCTTTAGTAGGAGTTCAAAAATTAGCAGCTTTAAATTCAAACACAGCAACACGTCATATATTACAATCAAGTTTGTATATAACAAGAACAATTGCTGAAGCTCTTTCAATTAGAATAGCAGATGTTTTAGAATATTCTGAGTTTGCCGATGAGTTTGCTATGCAAATAGGTAAATACAATATAAAATTATTAGGAGATATTAAAAATTTATATTTACATTCTTTTGGTATTTTTATTGACCTTGCTCCTGATGAAGAAGAAAAAGCTTTATTAGAAGCTAATATTCAAATGGCTTTATCTAAACAAGATATAAATTTAGAAGATGCTATAGATGTTAGAGAGTTGAAAAATATAAAAATGGCTAATCAGCTTTTAAAATTAAAACGAAGAAAAAAACAAGAGCAAGAACAAGAGCAACAACAAATGCAGTTGCAAATGAAATCTCAAATGGATATGCAAGCTCAACAAGCTACAGCTCAATTAGAAGCTCAAAAAATACAGATGGAGTCTCAGGCTAAAATGCAATATCGTCAAGCAGATATATCTTTTGAAATAGAAAAATTAAAAGCAGAAGCTGAATTAAAAAGAAGCTTAATGGAAACTGAATTTAATTATCAAATGCAATTAAAAGGTGTAGAACAAAGTCAAGTTGACAATAGAGACCAGAAAAAAGAAGACGCAAAAGATTTTAGAACAAAACTACAAGCTACTCAACAATCTAAAATGATTGAACAAAGAAAAAGAGATTTACCATCAATAAACTTTGAATCAAACGAAGATAGTTTAGATGGTTTTGATTTAGCTGAGTTCGACCCAAGATAGTCTAAAAAATTAAATAAAATAATATTAACTTTGTAAAAAATTAAATCAAATGGACATTAAAGTAAAAGAAGTAAGTTTAGTAGAAGAAAAGTCAGTTCAAGAAGTAGAATCTGATCTTTTAAAAAAACATGAGGAAAATTTTGAAGATTCTCCTCAAAACAAAGAAGTAATACCAGAGGTTGAAGATACAACTGAGGTAACAGAAAAAACTCCCTCGTTAGAGTTAAATGACGAAAGCGTTCTTTCTTATATTAAAAATAGGTATGATAAAGAAATTAATTCTGTAGATGAATTGTTTGCGCAAACAAAAGACAATGATGATTTACCAGAAGATGTTTCAGCATATTTTCAATATAAAAAAGATACAGGTCGTGGAATAGAGGATTTTGTAAACTTGCAAAAAGATTACAGCTCTATGAATGACGATCAGTTGTTGGCTAATTATTATAGCTCTACTGAGGAAGGCTTAGATAATGAAGATATTCAAGATTTGATGGACGATAAGTTTTCTTATGATGAAGACTTAGACGATGCTAAACAAATTAAGAAAATTAAATTATCTAAAAAAAGAGAACTTGCGAAAGCAAAAAAGTTTTTGAATGAACAAAAAGATAAGTATAAAATTCCTCTTGAGTCAAGTGGGGGTGGATTATCTGAAGAACAAGAAAAAAATCTTAGTGCTTATAAAAGTTATATAGAGAAAGAGGATTCCATGACAGAAACTTGGAAGAAAAAGAATGATTGGTTTACTGAGAAAACTAATGAAGTTTTCAACGATAAATTCAAAGGTTTTGAGTTTAACGTAGGTGATAAAGATTTGACTTTTAAACCAGGGGATGCAAATGAATTAAAAAACTTACAATTAGATATTGTTTCAAATTTTGTAAACAAATATGTAGATGAAAGTGGATTAATAAAAGATGCGCAAGGTTATCATAGAGCATTATCTATGGCAATGCATCCAGATAAATTTGCACAGTTTTTTTATGATCAAGGAGTTAGTTCGGCTGTTGATAATGTGGCAAAAAAGTCTAAAAACATTGATATGGATGTTAGACAAACAAACACATCGTACAACAAAGACGGATTAAAAATTAGATCAGTAGGAGACACCTCAAGTGGAAAAGGCTTACGAATTAAAAGTATTAACAAAGTTTAACTAAAAAAAAAAATTATTATGGCAGTATTACCATCACCAGGCTTTCAGTTGCAGCCAAGTGCGCAACAACAAGTCTTATCAACAAACTACATAACTAACTTTGATTTCTTGAATCAGTATTTACCAGATACTTACGAAAAAGAATTTGAGCGTTATGGAAATAGAACTGTAGCATCATTCCTTAGAATGGTGGGTGCAGAAATGCCTACTAACTCAGACATGATAAAATGGGCTGAACAAGGTAGATTACACACTAAATACGTTTCTTGTCAGTTATCTGCAGGAGGTGGAGCAGGTGTAGCAACAACAGCGACTTTAACAGTTAATGACGCTATGGATCCAGCATTAGTAGCTAATCAAACAGGATTAGCATTAAGAGTAGGACAAACAATTATGTTATCAGACAACACGCCTGGTTCTTCATTAAGTAACAAAGCAGTAGTAACTGTAGCTCCTGTAGGTGCAGCAACTACTCTAACAATTGCTTTTTATGAAGCTACTCAGCTTATTCCTGATGCAACTAATTGTACAATTTTTGTATATGGTTCTGAATTTGCAAAAGGAGTAGAAGGAATGGTTGGTTCAATGGAATCAGATGATTTATTCTTCCAAAACAAGCCTATTATCTTAAAAGATAAATATGCTGTTTCAGGATCAGATATGGCTCAAATTGGTTGGGTTGAAGTACAAAGTGAAAATGGAGCTTCAGGATACTTATGGTATTTGAAGTCTGAACATGACACAAGATTACGTTTTGAAGATTACATGGAAACTTCTATGATTGAAGCTGTTCCTGCAGCTCAAGGTTCTGGTGCAGAAAGTGCATTAAGTTCTGCAGCAGGTGGAGCAGGAATTGTAAACGCAGGTTCTGAAGGAATTTTCTACGTTGTTAAACAAAGAGGTAATGTATTCGGAGGTGGAAACCCTGTAGTACTTTCTCAATTTGACGATGTAATTCAGAGACTTGATAAGCAAGGTTCAATTGAAGAAAATGTAATATTTGTAAACAGACAATTTTCATTTGATATTGACGATATGTTAGCAGCACAAAACTCTTACGGAGGCGGTGGAACTTCATATGGTTTATTTGACAATGACAAAGACATGGCTTTAAATCTTGGATTTACAGGATTTAGAAGAGGTTATGACTTTTACAAGTCTGATTGGAAATATCTTAACGACCCTACTATGAGAGGTGGTATCACAGCTGGAGCAGTAAACGGACTTTTAGTTCCTGCTGGTTCAACTACTGTGTATGACCAAATCTTAGGTAAAAACGCTAAGAGACCATTCTTACACGTAAGATACAGAGCTTCTGAAACTGAAGATAGAAGATACAAAACTTGGATTACTGGTTCAGCTGGTGGAGCAAGAACATCTTCTTTAGATGCAATGGAAGTAAATTTCTTATCTGAAAGAGCAGTATGTACTTTAGGTGCAAACAATTTCTTCTTATTTGAAAACTAAGAAGTAAACAATAGTAATAATTACCCTCGTTGTATTGACGAGGGTAGTTATTATTTTTATAAATCAAATTAAATTAAAATATAATGAAAAAGAAACAACAATTTACAGACAAGACGTATAAGTTATTAAATGGAAAATCTCCACTATCTTATATGCTATCATCCAGACATTCAGTAAGGTCACCATTACTATGGTTTGACGAAGACTCTGGGCAAAACAAAGCTTTAAGATACGCAAGAAATCAAAAGTCTCCTTTTGAAGAAGAACAAGATGGAAATGCTGTATTAGAACCTGTAATATTCGAAGACGGAATGTTAATAGTAGAAAAGCAAAATCAATCACTACAACAATTTTTACATTATCATCCTGGTAATGGAAGATTATTTTCAGAAGTTAATTATGCTAAAGATGCTGCAAAAGAATTAGAATATGTAGAAAAAGCATTGGATGCTCAAATACAAGCAAAAGATTTATCATTAGAACATTTATTAATGGTATGTAGAGTTTTGATGGGTTCACGTGTAGACTCTATGTCAACTGCAGAATTAAAAAGAGATATATTAATTTATGCTAAAAATGAACCACAGGAATTTATGGGAGTCTTAAACGACCCTATGTTAAAATTACAAGATTTAGTGTATCAATTTTTTGCGGCAAATTTATTATCTTGGAGAAACGGTAACAAAGATGTGTATTTTAATTTGACTAAAAACAAACAAAAAATGCTAACTGTTCCTTATGGTGAAGACGGAACATATATAGTTGCATCATACTTTCAATCTGATGATGGAATTGAAACATTAAAAATGCTTAAATCTCTCTTAAATAAAGATAAAAAATAACATTATCTTTGTACTTTATTAACACATAAATTATATTATTATTATGGAAAAATTTTTAAACATCCCAGTAACTAACGAACAAAAACAAATTGTTTCGATACTGGACGTAAAATTAGTAGAGCAAGCTTCTACTACATCTGTTTCCTTAGCTTATGGCTCTGGTAAAGTAGTTACTATTACTCACGCAGCTATTGCAGTAGGAAAAGAAACAATGAGAGATGAAGTACAAAACGCTATTGTTGATGCTCTTGCGACAGGGTGGACAGCAGTTCTTTACAGTTATGTACCAAGCTCAGCAGTGAGTAATATAGATATAGCCTAATGTATAGTTCTATGCAAAAGTATGTTGAAGTTCCTGTACAAAGTACAGTCGCAAGCGGAACAACAACAGTAGACGAAACAGGTAATCTTGAATTACAAGATGGTGCAGCTACTTTTACAGGTGGCGTAGTTAACACAGGAGATGTTGTACATGATACATCTGATGATAGAATGTATACAGTAGCTACAGTTGTAAATGCTAATACTTTATCATTAGTAGCTATTGGATCTGCAGTAGGAACGGGTTTAAATACTGGTAAAAACTATATCATTTATTCCTCAAGTGTATCTACTAAGCAATTATTAGCTTCTGATGGAGTTGTTATTGTTGAAAATGACCCTGTTGACCCAATCAATAGTGAAGTAAATATTCAGTATTGTGGAGCAAGTGGAATTGTAGTTAAAATTACTCACGCAGCAACTGCTGCTGGGAGTGAAGCTGTAAGAGATGGTTTCCAAGATTCTATAAATGCATCTTTAATTCGACCATGGCCACAGGTTAGCTATAATGGGTGGTTACCATCAAGTTTAATTTTAGGTATAGCTAAAGTATAAAACTAACTAATCAATATTAAGAGAGGCTACAAATAAAGTAGCCTCTTTTTTTTTTCTTATCTTTGTGTAAATCAATTTAAAGGATGCCTGCAAATATTAATGAAGTACGAACAACTGTTTTAGCTATAGCTAATAAAAACAATTATGGCTATATAACTCCGCAAGATTTTAATCTATACGCAGAGCAAGCTCAAATGGATATATATGAAGACTATTTTTATCAATATAACAGTTGGATTAGCAAACAAAATCAAAGGGTTTCAGGAACTGGTTATGCAGATATAGTAAAGGGATTAGAAGAAGTAATAGATTCTTTTTCAGTTGAATCTTTTTTAACGCAAGTTGGCGCAGATAACACTTACGCTTTACCTGCAGATTATTATTTAATTAATAAATTGTTTTATTATCCAGGAGCAATTGCAACTGGAACAAACACATTTGTAGCTGCATTTAAACTAACAGATTCTGCAGCAACTTTTTCTGTTTTAACAAATCCTACAACGCCTCCTGTAGGCAGTATTATAGTAAACACTACTACACAAGCACAATGCTATGTAACCGCTGTAGATAACGCTACAACGCTTTCTATTAGTGCTAATATTATGAATTTAAATGATAATTATATTATCTATACTAATACTAATGTTGTAGAGGTAGAAAGAGTTAGTCAAAACAAATTATTTTATTTAACAAGCTCACCATTAACAGCTCCATCAAATAGCTTTCCTGCTTATGTATTAGGAGGAAATAACGTAACTATATATCCCTCAACAATATTGGGAGCTACAAGTATCAAAACGCAATACGTGAGATATCCTTTAACTCCTAATTGGACATTTACAAACATAACAGCAGGCGAGCCTGTTTTTAACCCTGGTCAAGCTGATTATCAAAATTTTGAATTACCATCATCCGACCAACCTGGCTTAATTGCTAAAATTTGTCAATATGTAGGTATAGAAATTAGAGAAGCTGATGTTTATAAATTTGGAGCAACAGAACAATCGGTAGACACACAACAAACAAATTAAGATGGCATATATAACAGATTATCAATATTACGAAAACGGAGGAGCTAATCCTGAAAATGAAAATTGGGGTTCGTATCAATATGTCACATTGCAAGAAATTGTAAATAATTTTATGCTTATTTATCAAGGCAATAATGAATTGTTAAATAATATTAGTAGATATCAAGTTTTATTTTACGCTAAAAGAGGAATTCAAGAGTTGAATTACGATGCTATGAAAGAAATAAAAATATTAGAACTTGAGGTTGGAGAAGATTTAAGGTTTATATTACCACAGGATTATGTTAATTGGGTAAGAATTTCTATGTATCAAGGCGGGGTATTATACCCTTTAGTAGAAAACATACAAACTAATTGGTCAGGTGCATATTTGCAAGATAATAATGCTAAAATTTTATTTGACCAAGATGGAAATGTTTTGAAACCAGAGTTTTCTTCATTAGATTTTGATCGTATTAAAGGAGTTAAAAGGTCTCTTTATTTAAATGTTAACAGCCCTTATCATAACTCATTAGGTTATTTTTTAGACGGAGGTTGGTATTTTGATTATTCAGTAGGTTCAAGATTTGGTTTAAATACCGAAACTGCTAATGCTAATCCAACATTTAGTATAAACAAAAAAGGGGGAGTTATAAATTTTGATTCAACAATGTCTGGACAGACAGCAGTTTTAGAATATGTATCTGATGGTATGGAAAATGGCGATAATGCAAACATAAGCGTTAATAAACTATTTGAAGATTATTTATATTCATTTATTCGTTATTCTTTATTAAATGGTAGATTAGGTATTCAGGAATACATTATAAATAGAGCAAGAAAAGATAAATCTTCTTTATTAAGAAATGCTAAAATTAGATTAAGTAATATACATCCTGGTAGACTTTTACAAAATTTAAGAGGACAGGATAAGTGGATAAAGTAATATGGATATAAAAACAGTTGCTACCTTTATAAAAGGTAGAATGAATAAAAGTGTTGATGAACGTCTTATACCACAGGGTGAGTACGTAGATGCAATGAATGTTCGTTTAGGAGCAACTGAAACTACAGAAATAGGGGCAGTTGAAAACACTAAAGGTAATTTACAAGTTACCGAATTACGTTTTGTTTCTATTTTATTATCTAATCAAGCAAGATGTATAGGGGCTTATGAAGACTCTATGAACGAAACTATGTATTGGTTTGTTCATGACCCAGCACACACGCAATCTCCTGTTACAGGTAAAGTTGATTTAGTAGTGTCATATAACACTGTTACTAATCAAGTTACATATCACATTGAAAGCACAAGTGTATTAAATTTTGACCCTGCATTTTTAATTACAGGTGTTGATTTAATAGACAATTTGTTGTTTTGGACAGATGATAAAAACCCTCCTCGAAAAATAGATGTTAGAAGAAATTATCCGACTCCTGTTGCAGGTGTTGATGCTATTGTAGAGGAAGATATAGGTGTTATTGTAAAACCTCCTGGCTTTCAAACTTTAGACAATGTTACCGCACCAACAATTAGATTAATTAATGTTCCTGGAGCAGAAAATTATTTTGAAGATAAATTTTTAAGTTTTGCTTATCGCTATAGATATGTAGACCAAGAATATAGTGCAACTTCTTTATTTACAACTCCTGCATTTCAGCCTGGAGTATTTGAATTTGATTATAGTAATTATTCTAATGCTTCAATGCAAAATAAATTTAATGCAGCAGAAATATCTTTTAACACAGGTTCTAAAAGAGTTATAGCAGTAGATGTTTTATATAAGTTTACTAATAGTACAACTATATTTTTAATAGAAAGATTTAATAAAAGAAACGAAGGGTGGGCTGATAATACAACTCACACTATTACTTTTACTAACAGTAAAATTTATACTGTATTAGGAAGTGATGAAATATTAAGATTATATGATAATGTTCCAAGATTAGCTAAAGCTCAAACTATTATGGGTAATAGATTAATTTATGGTAATTACGTAGATGGGTATAATATTACTTCAGCTACAGGAGAAGTTTTAGATTTAGATTATTATTTAAACGCTTTAACAGAAGAGGTAGGAATATCATCTATTGGATTTCCTTCATTATCTAACGGAGATCAATATTTAATTAATTCTACAGTAGCGGCATTAACTATTCCTCAATCAACTGCTACGTTTGATTTAGATTCAATTAAAACTAAATTAACTTCAGGGTCACAATTTACGTTAAGCATAACATTACTAACGCATCAAACACAAGCATACGCACAAGAAAATACCACGTCAGTTATTGTTCAATGTACAGCTGATAATACGCCAATAACAGGATGTAATGGATGGGGGCAACAAAATATTGTAACTACAATAGAAGTGGAATGTTTTGTAGATTTAACGCAAGATTATACTGGGCCTACAGCTGTGTTTGATTTTATAAATTCAGTAGATTTTGCAAACGCAATAGGAACTATAGCTCCACCATCACCTGTAGCTAATTTTGAATTAATAGGTAATGCTTCTTCTGGATTTTCATTAACTGACAGTTTTAATGAAGCTACTATAACTCCTGTTAATTATACAAAATTTAACAGTTCTATAGATGATTCTTCTAATCAACAAGGATTTAGAATTACTCCACCTGCAACAAGTACAGCTACAACTTTTTCTTTACAAACTTTAGCAATAGAGTATGTTTTTAATAATGTACCAACTAACTATACTATTCATAGTTTTGAATATTTTACTGTTACAGATGCTAATGCTTCTTTTACTAATGTTTTAGAACAAGGTAGTTTACACAGTAATAGAGATTATGAAGTAGGATTGGTATATATGGATGAATATGCAAGAGCTTCTACGGTGTTAGTTTCTCAATTTAACACGCAATTTATACCACCTTCAGGTTCAGATTTAATAAATAAAATACAAGTAGAATTATTTAGCAAACCACCATCATGGGCTAAACGATGGAAGTATGTAGTAAAACCAAGCGCAACTAATTATGAGACTATTTATACTAATTATTTTGTAAGAGATACAGATGGAAGTATATGGTTTTTATTACGAGGTGACAACAGTGAAAAAGTAGCGGTAGGAAATCAATTAATCGTTAAAATAGATGCAGACGGTGCGTTAAACAGCGAAATAAAAGCTGAAGTATTAGCGGCAGAAGCAAAAATAATTAATTTTGTAGATCCTACTCCTAAACCTTCTGATTCTACAGTTAAAAGTCCTGCGGGATATTATATGAATATGATACCGCAAAAATTTAGAGTTAGTAATGATTCATTACCTACTTATTGGACAAGTGATGAAGGTTTTTACAAAACAAAAAGCGGAGATAGTTGTACAGGAGTTTCTACTCAACCATGGTGGTACGATGACGATTTTGTTCAAGGTGGTACTACTGGAACTCAAGTTAATATTCCAATAAATGCAGGCGCACAAATTACTATTTTTATAAAAATATGGAGAGGATCAAAAGGAAATACAGAATCAGTAGAATATATTTATGAACAAACATTTACTGCTGCTCAAGATTTTGAAGATTTACATAAATGGTGGGTGGCTGCACAGCCTCCTGTTGGACAAGGGTCTAACACAGGTGAAGGAGATATAAATGATATCTTTTTTGAAAATACTTTAGCACCTTTTAACGTGCAATCAGGTATGAGTTGTACAGGGTCTCCTATATTTGTTCCTCCATGTCGTGATACAAATCAACCTATGTCAACTGGAAGTGGAGGAAATTGTCCACAATCAGGATGGTGGGGTAATATACAGTTTTCATCCATAGGTACAAATCCTGGAGACCCAATATATTTACAATTTAGACCTGGATTAAGTGGTACATCAAGTAGAGCTTCACGTTCAAGATTAAGAGTTGAAGTTGTGCAAGGCGGTGGTTTAATAGTTTTTGAAAGTGAGCCACAAATTGCAAATTCTGAATTATTTTTTGATTCATCTATTAGTTATCCTATTGTATCAGGACAGCATGCATCAGGATCAGAAGTAGCAAATAGTACTGTAACAAGTTTAACTAATTTAAAATTAAATGATACTACAGGAATATTTACTGTTTCTGTAGCGGTAGGAGATTTCGTTTACAACACAACTACAGGAGCAACTGCAACAGTTACAGCTGTAGATAGTAATATATTATTAACTTTAAATCTTGATATATTTACATTAACAGGGCAATCTTATGTAATTATACATAATGATAATATTACAGATCAAAATCAAACACTTGCAGGTTTGCCATCTATATTAACTTTACCATTTTTTAATTGTTATTCATTTGGAAATGGTGTAGAAAGTTTTAAAATACAAGATAGATTAGAAGGCATGAGTTTTCAATTAGGAGAACGTGGATTAGCTGTATCTAATCAAGATTTTAAAGAATCTAATAGATTTGCAGGTTTAACTTATAGTGGAATATTTAGTGGAGAAAGCAATCAAAATAACTTAAATGAATTTAATTTAGGTTTAGTAAATTTTAAAGATTGCGAAACTTCTTTTGGTGAAATACAAGTGTTACACGCAAGAAGAACTGATATTCTTGTGTTACAAGAAGATAGAATAACTTATGTTTTAGCAGGAAAAAACATATTAACTGATGCTGTAGGTGGTGGTGTAGTAACCTCTGTACCAGAAGTGTTAGGTGAGCAAATTGCAAGAAACGAAGAATATGGAAATAGTTTTAATCCAGAAAGTTTTGTTGCATACGGATATGATATGTATTTTACAGATGCTAAAAGAGGGGCTGTGTTACAACTTAAAGGCTCTTCATTTTCAAATGACGAGTTGGTAGTTATATCTGATTCAGGAATGCGTTCATGGTTTAGAGACCAATTTCAAGTACAATTACAAACACAAAAATTAGGTGGATTTGATCCTTATATGGATGAATATGTGTTGTCTACTAACAACATTAAAATACCTTTTCCTGACCCACCAATCCCTTGTGGCACTATTATATCTAATAACGCATGCTCTACTGTTGAAAATTTTACTGTAGAAGTAGGGTTAATTATTGGAACTGTAGTTGTACAAATGACTATATTTTCAGGTTCAGCAGTTTTAATAGCTGCTTGGAATGGTGCTGCTCAAACTGTTACAGCATCTGCTCCTGGAGTTTATACTATAACAATAAATAAAACATTACAAACGCCTACTACTGTAGACGTAGAGCTTACACCTACGACAACAGACACAAATTACGAAGTAGTAGTTATATGTCCTACAGAAGAAGAAATAGAAATTATACAAGTTGGTTTAAATACTATTGAAAACAACAATAAATTAGTTCATTGTCAAATGGGATGGACTAATACAACAACAACATCGCCAATTTTGAGTAATCAAATGGTGTTTGGAGCTAATCCTATAATTGGTTCTTTATATTATAGAGAATTAGGAATACGTTCTAATGGATATTTTCCTTATGATGGTTGTAATTTAGTGTCACAAACTAATAAAATATTTACAGACAATTATAATTTTGATAATAGTACTGATAAATTATATTGGTATTCAAGTAATGTATTGTATGCAAATACTTCGAGTACTGTAGATGGTATACCTGCATTATTAAGTCAAGCATTAAATCAATTTACTGTTTCACAAGTATCTACTAATATATTTAGAGGTGTACAAAATAATGCTTCAATACCTTCAGGAAATAAATATTTGTATTTAATATATGATTTTAGAACTATTGCAAATCAATATCTTTGTTATAGTGCTATAAGCGCAGAAGATGCTTGTTGTAATTGCGCAGTGCCTTGTAAAGGGGTTACTACCTCAACGCCACAAACATCTGCACAATTAGCTTGTAATAGCTTATTAATACAAAACACATTTTTTAATGGTCAAGGGTCAACACCTGTAGTTGGAGATATATTATTTACTTCAGCAGGATGTGATTCAGCAAATACAGCACCTGCAGGATGGTACAGAATAAGTTCTACTCAATATGCAAATGTTAATTTACAAGGAGTAATTACTTTAATAAATAATTGTTAAATTTGAATTAAATGGCAACATACGGACAATATTTTTATGACGGATTAGATTTTATATCTGCTACAGCAATTTATACAGATGCAGCATTATTAAATCTTGCTGCAGATGGATGGTATTCACAAAACGGTGTATATCGTGAACAAAGTGGTGGAGTATTATTAGCTCCTGCTCCTTGTCCTACTTGTCAAATACCTTGTGGTTCACCTATATCAGGTTCTGGTAATTCAGGTTTATATAGAGCAGTATTTGATTTTGGAACTTCTAAAGGAGCAGCTATAATTACATTTAACCCAGGTACTGATGCAAATTCTCAAAACCCTGTTCCAGACAAAATGACTTGGTCTTTTGACGGTCAAAGTGCTTCTGAATATTCTTCGTATTTAGGTGGTTATATGACTGGATATATTGGTTCTCCTGACACATGTGTATGTTGTCAAATATGTAGCACAAGTATTTCAGGAGGTTTGACAGTTGCTTCAGGCTCTAATACTACATCTTTTTCTAATGTTCCTATATATACTTATACTTCTGGAGCTTTTCAAAACTCAGGAGCTACTACTACAATACCTGCTTGGGGTGGCAATCAAAGTTCCACAGGTGTAAATGATGGTGGTGGTGATCAAACTTTACAAGTTTGTGCAGGGGGTGGTACTCAAACAGTGCCATTAGTAGGATATTCAACATATAATTCAGTTATGGTTGTGCCTGTACCTCCATCAGCAAGTAGTACTTTAGTGACTATTGAAGTGTCAGCTCCATGTGTTAGCACATTTTTTACATTTGATGTAGCATGTCCAACTTTACTAAACAGTTATTCTTGTTCAAATGTCTATGGTTCTATAGCTGCTGCATGTGATCAAAACAAACCAAACACATATCATCACGCAGCTATAAATACTTTAGGTAATGCTTTACGACCACCAGGTCAAGGAGGAACAATTCCCGCAACACCTGTAACACAAGTCGGTTTACACGATTGGGTTTTTACTGATGCTTATGGAGTTACAGCTTTACCAGCAGGTTTTTATAGTATTACTAATCTTATTGTAGGTGTTTTAAAACAACAAGTTATGGAAGTTTCTGCAGATGGAGTAGTATTAAGCATTGCTGATTGCCCTGCTTGTAATAACTTTATTTTTATATCAGCAGTAAGGTCTTCTTGTGAAGATTTTTGTGATGGAACAAATTACACTATTAATCTTCAAAAACAAACTACATCATGTGATACATATAATACTCTTGGTTTAAACGATGTTATTGAAGGCGCAGCTTTAACAGCAGGATGGTATGCATATGCAGCTACAAGTACAAGCACTTCTACAGGAGTATATAAACAAATGTTAATAGGTGCAGGTAATACTGTTACTGATATTAAACAATGTAATGGAACAAGTTGTATAACACCTTAAATTAAAAATTATGCCAGAAGTTAATGCTACAGTAACATACAATCCTTCTTCAGAAGGGTGGCCATCTTTTTACTCTTATTTTCCTGAGTTTATTAGAGGTATGAATAGTTATTTATACACTTTTAGAGGAGGTAATATGTGGAGACACAATGTAAATGATGTAAGAAACACTTTTTATGGTACTTATGCATCATCTACTATAACAGGTGTGTTAAATGATAAACCTTTAGAGATAAAACTTTTTAAAACTTTATCTTATGAATCTAACGTAGAGATTGCAACTACAGCTTCATCTGAAGCACGTTGGGCTGCTGTAACTTTGAATACAGATTTAATAGCTTTTCCAAATACTAATCCTGCTACACCTACTATTCCTGAAGACAATTTTAGAGAAAAAGAAGGAGAATGGTTTACATACATAAGATCAGATGCTAATACTGTAAATTGGAGATTACGTTCAGCTCATGGACTTGCTCCTGGAGTTACAATAACAGGAGGGGGAACAGCTGCTATGGTAATAACTTTAGCAACTCCCCCTGGATATATGATTAGTATAGGAGATATGGCTTATAGAACTACAGGCGGAACTCCTGATGCTATAGGATTAATAACAGCCATAAGTAATATAGCAGGAGCTTATAGTATAACAGTAAATAATGTAAATCCTACCCCACCACCAAATTACCCTGTACCTGTTGCAGGAGAACTTATATTATATTATAAAAACAGTATTGCCGAATCATTTGGAGCAAGAGGATATTACCTTGAATTTAAGCTAAGTAATGATTCACGAAGTGCTGTAGAGTTGTTTGCTGTATCAGGAAGTGTAATGAAAAGTTTTCCATAGATTTTTTGTATCTTTGATTAAATTTACATTAATGCAACAAGATGAAACTGCAATAGCTAAAGCGGTGTTAGGTGAAATATCTAATAAACGAGGAATGATGTGGGAAAAAATAGCTGAGTTTCAAGAACAGGTAAATAATATTGAAGGAGTATTAAAACACAAATCAGGAGAAAAACAAAGTAAAGATTTTAAAAAACATTTGCCTTTACAACAACATCTTGAAGGAGGTTTGTATACAAGAGAAATATTTATGCCAAAGGGGGCGGTAGTTGTGAGCATGATTCACAAACAGCAACACCCATCTTTTTTATTAAAAGGTGAGTTGTCGTATTTGACAGATGAAGGAGAAATAAAAAGAATAACTGCGCCTCATAAAATATTTACACAAACAGGAACTCAAAGAGTTTTATATATTCACAAAGATAGTGAATGGTGTTGTGTTTATAAAACAAATGCTAAAACATTTGAAGAGGCTGAATCTGATGTGTATGCAGATAAATTTACAGAGTTACCAAAAGAATTAATTAATAAAACGAAAAAATTATGGCAGGAGCAGCATCAGTAATATTAGCAGGCGTAGCTGCAGTAGGTGCTTTAACAAGCGCAGGCATGTCTTTTAGTGCTGCAGCAAGACAAAAAAAAGCAGCAAAAGCAGCAAGAATAAAATCTGAGAAATTATTGTTGGAGGCTAAAAAGAATTTAGAAAAAATGAAGTATAATTTTGACGGATTAAATGTACCTTTAGATGCATACGAAAAAGCCGCTACTGAAGATACTCTTACTCAACAAATGGCTATACAGGCATTGCAAGAAGGTGACCCTCGAAATTTAGCAGCTGGTATAGGTGGTGTAAATCAGGTAGCTGTAGATTCAGCAGAAAACAGAAGAATAGCATTATCAAAAGAATTATTTGATAATAGAAAAATGAAAATAGAAAAGAAAACAGAAGTTGAAGATGAGTTAATTTCTATGGGATTAGGTCAATCTAAACAATACGCTCAAGAATCTCAAGACATGAAAGAAGCAGCTAATGCTTCTCAAATAGCAGGAGTTTCAAGTATTGGACAAGCTGCAGCAACAATGTCTGATGCATCAAAAACTTTTGGCGCAGGTAAACAATCTAAAGCCATTACAGACATTTCGGCAGACATTTCAACTACAACACCTTTTGCAAACTTTAGTAAAGGCGATATATCAAGTTTCTTAAGAAACAATGTAAGTCGTGAAGATTTATTTGCTTATCAACAAGATGCAAGTTTATTTGACTTTTCAGTTCTTAATGGCGAATTATCATTTAAAAAGAAATAAGTATGGCGATTACAAAAAGATCAGTTCAGGATTATAATATAAGTCCTACTAAAGGAAAAGACAATGAAATAAATTGGGGTCAAGTAGCCGCTGATTTTGGAGGTCAATTAATGGAAGCACGTCAAAGAAAACTTGACAAGCAAGAAGCTGTAAAAAAAAATTTTCAAACTTCAATTGACAAACTAAGTGACATTCCAGAAACAAATGATTTAAATGTACAGGCTAAATTAATTAAAGCCTCTCAAGAATCTATGCGTATTTTGCAAGATAGATATGCTCAAGTAAAAGATGGTATTATTTCTACAGAAGATTTTTCTTTATTTCAAACTAATCAAAAAGCTGATTATAGAACAACAGGTCAAATTTTACAAAACATTGGAGGATGGACTCAACAAATTAAAGAAAAAATTGACAATGACCAAGCAACAAATGTTGACCTTGCTGTTTATGATTATTTACAAGGGTACGGTGGTTTAGGAGGTCACAATATAGTTTCAGGAAAAGACGGAAGACTTCAGATAGGTAAGTTAGGATATAAAATGACTAAAGCAGAAGCTCAAGATGCGATTACTAAAATACGACAAGGAGCTAATTATCAAGGAGCTAATAAAAATCAACAGGGTGCAGATATATCGGATAAGGATATAAAAAAGTACATTGAACAAAATTCAGGATATAGTGACGAATTTAGTAAAGATAGGGGTGATTTTATAGGTGTTGACGAATTGCAATCTTTATTTACTTATAGAGGCGATGAAAATACTATTGTAGATGTTGGAGGCGAAATAACTAATCAAGTTAGTGTGTTGGCAGAATATATAACCACAGAAGTAAATGCTTATGATGGGTCAACAGCTACTATATTTGATTTTAGAAATATGCCAGGCGTAGAGGCTGGTAAAACTGCTTATGATGAAGTTTTAGAAGATTTACAAAACACACTGACAAGTACACCAATGGGTATCGTACAAGTAATGACAGAAATAGGAGGTAAAAAAATTGCTACTTCTTTACGAGACATGAAAGATAAATATGGTGACGATGCTAAAACAATAGATAATGGAGGTGACGTTATTCTTGTTAACATGCAAAACGGAGTAGTTTCTGTAGTTAGTGATATCGATAGTTTAAAAGATGCTGCTAATACTGAAATTGAAGAGAGCATGAATTCACAAATAAATTCTAAAACTGAACAGACTGGGCCAAATGCTTCGCTATTAAATTATCGTTTAAACAAAAAAGTTTATGAAGATGGTGAAAATGAAAAAGCAGGTGCAGTTACAGGAATAGGTGCTGACATAACTGCTATTATAAGCGGAGAATCGGGAACAGCAGGAGCTGTAGCGGAAGACAGAATAATGGATATGAACAGCAGGTTAGCAGGAGATGGTGTACAAATTCAAAGTATAAAAAGAGATGGAGATCAAATCGTTATTAAACGTATAATAAAAACGGATGAATATGGTGGTACTCGAACAGAAGAAATAGAAATTGACAACACAGGTGATTTATCTCAAAAAGATATAGGTAGAAAAATATATAGAGCTATTGTACCTAAAGAAACATTAAAAACTTTAGCGTATGAAGGTTTCTTAAATTTATTAGAAAAACAAGAAGGATTTAGTTTTGTACCAAGAAGGATTCAAGACCCAAAATTCCCTAAAGACCCTACAAAAACAATTCCAAATCCAGATTACAAAGGCTCAACTTCTTTTGAAACTGCAGACACTTCTGTAGAGGTGTATAAACCTTACGATCCAAATACAGATGGAGATGCGACAAGCAATACAGCTTATCTGTTTGATCAAATTGGAGATGGTAGTGATAATATTGACAAGGCAGGGCCAGTAGTTCAGCAAGCGTTTGATAAAGGTTTAAATTTTGAAGGAATAAACGCAGTTGTTGATGTTGTTGATAATGCGTTGTCAGCAGAAAACACTGTTACGGTTACATTTATGGATCCTACTACAAATAGAGAAAGAACTCTTACATATAAATTCCAAAACGATCAAGTTAAGTTGAGGTCAGAAGTAGTTAGAGATATTAATCTTATAAAAAAACAAATAGCTGATAGTAAAAAAGCACCTTCTGATAAAAGATTAAAAGAAAACATTAATTTAATAGGTCAGTCTCCAAGCGGAGTAAATATATATAGTTGGAATTATAAAGACCAGGTTAGATATCCAAAAGGTAAATACACAGGAGTAATAGC